AGAGCGTGACGCGCTTTCCGAGCGTGTTCGCATCCTCGATGTCGAGCGTCACCCTGAGTTCGTCAAGAAGTACGAAGGCAAGATTAGCGGCGTCTTTGATTCCGTGAAGAACCTTGTTGGAACTGACGGCGAGCGACTTGTTGATTTGCTCAAGTCTCCTGAGAGCGACTATCGCAACTCGCAGATCGACGACATTGTCGAAGGGCTTTCTCCGTCCAAGAAGGCAAAGCTCGGCGCGCTGATTGTGAAGTACGACGAAATCAATGGCGAACGCGCGTCAGAGATTTCCGAGGCGAAGGCTGATTACGACGCCGTCATCTCGAAATACCAGCAGGACAACGAGGAGGGTACTAAGGCTGCGCTAGAGTCGGCCACCAAGACCTGGGCTAAGGTGAGCGAGAATGCTCGCGCGCTTGAAATCTTTGAACCGCGCGAAGGAGATGATGAATGGAACACCGAGTTGAATGGCCGACTCAGTCTCGCCCAGCAGATCTTCAACGGTGAGAACAGTGAAGAGGACTTGGCTAAGGCTGCTCTGTGGGCCGCTGCTGCGCCGAAGTACCGCGAACTGCTCTATGCTCAGGTTGAGGTGAATAAGCGCCTGCAAGCTGAACTCTCAAAGTATCGCGGAAGCGAGCCTGGAGTCAGCTCACGCGCGACGACCGGCGGTTCCAGGCCTGCCAGCACAAACGCTGCGAAGAGTGAAGACTTCGTTGCCAGCGTGATGAAGTCGTTAGGACGCTGAACCTACGCTCCAAAACAATTATCCCCCGATGGTTTTCATTACCACCGGGGGATTTTCGTTTAAATCACTTACCGCGATACGGTCCGCTGCCACTCGGAACCGGCTGCGGCTTCGGCTTAACCGGCGGCTTCGGAGGCGGTGACTGCTTGTAAGGTCCGCTGCCACCAACCTTAACAGACGGCGAACCTTTGTACGGTGCGTTATTGCTCATAATTTTGCCTTCTTCCGCATCCTATGCTGATAACCGATCTTCTGAAAGCTGGTTTTTTCGCGCTTGAATCGAGCTTTCTCCGCGCTGCTCATCTCCATCGTCGTCTTTGGAGTCTTCTCGCTCACACGCTTTGTTGGCCTACAAGCGGGATATCCAGCGCGTTCTTCTCCCTCCTGACGACCGCACGGCTTGCCGGTCTTGATGTCCACCCACTTTTCGGCGAACCAACGGCCAAGACCGCCTCTGACTTTCTTATTTGACATCGGCAACCTTGTATTTGCCGCCGCGCTTCTTGTACTCACGAACGAGCCAAGCGTTGGCGTATGCTGATGGATAAACGTCAAACTTCGCCTTGGCGGCTGACTTCATCTTGCTGTAGAGCGAAGTGTTGGTTGGGACGTTCTTTTTCATTCCTTCGGCAATGCGTACCAACCCTCATGTATCGTAATCCGGTTCTGACTACGCACCGATTTGCCGCTCGCGTCAACGACCCAAACCTTAGCCTTTACGCTCTCCGCCAGCCTCACCGGCTCCCCGTGCGGGACGTAAATCACTCGGCTCGCGCAGCTCACGCTCATGCTCGCGCACACGATCAAGAAGAGAACGCTTAAGATCAGGTTGCTTCTTGGCGTCTTCATTTGTTGTGTCTTTGGTCGTCAGCGCATGAAGCCAGATGACCAGCTTCATAACGAGGTCGGCCAGGAAGTTCATTCCGTCTGTTTGGCGGGTGCAGCAGCGGCTGATTGCTTGTTCTTCCACATAGACCAAGCGACGCCAGAAATGCTGACAGCAGCACCGGCCAATTCAGCAACCTGATCGGCACTGGCCAACCCTTTAGCAACGATGAATCCACCGGCAGCGGTCAGGATATGGCGGAGAAGAGAGGAGATATTAGCGTTCATTTGTCGTTTTTGAGTTTGCGATACAGTTCCACTGCTTTCACGACGCAAGTAAGAAGCGCGGCGAGCGCGCCAAGTGCCAATGACGCAGTCTTGAGATGAGGATCGGAGAATACCGCGTTCCCCAGAATGCCGATGGCCGGACCACCGACGCCTATTGAGATATCTCGAATGAAAGCGTGGTGGTCCGTCATCGTGCGTGGATGTGTTAGTTGGCGACTGGAGCCTGAGCCTGCTGCTTGGCTGAATCGAGGATCAGATCGTAGAGAGGAAGTCCGGCTTTCACATTGTTGATGTTGCCAGCCTTCATCCCGATTTCCACGAGTTGCAGCAGGGTGTTGGTTTGTTCGAGTGTCAGTTCAATTTTAATCATGCCGCCGGAGCATCCGAAACAACCGGCTGTTCGTCAACAGCGGCGACAGGAGTTTCCGCATTGACGAGCTGCGGCTCCACCTGCGGCAACATCGGAGGAACGATTTCAACCGGCGGCGATGAAGGCTGCGCCGCCCACGGCAGCGGCGGAGCGATGATCGGCGGGTTGATCTGGTCGTTGATCTGCGCGGTGACGTTGGCTTCGATGGCGGTCTTGTTGACGCCATTGGCGAAGCACCAGCCGAGGACTTGCTGCTCGGTCAGATCAGGATACGGAGTGAAGTTCTCAGTCGGCGGAAAGAATGAGGTCGATCCGTAGCAAGTGCCGCTGTACTGATCCTGCGAGCCGTTGCATCGCCAATCGGCAGTAACAACGACATCGGTGAGAGTGCCTTCGGTCGGCTTAACGAGAAGGCGTTCGATGATCCAGTTGATGGTAATCATGGTGGTATGGATTAGGCGACTTTGACGATGATCCGCGCACGGCCATCAGCGTCGATGCTGATGACCTTACCGACGGCCAGTTGATACTGTTCAAAAGTCGGATTGCTGACAGCCTGACCTTTGATTCCGGTGCCATTGACAACCGGCACGATGTAGTCACCAGCCTTAGCTCCAGTCACGTTGACAGGAACCTGACCAGCAAACGCGATGCGGTCCACAAGCTGGCGAGCGGCTTCAAGCGCATCACCTTCAAGATCAACTCCCCACTTGTCGTTTCCGACGTAGGAAGGATCGGTCGATTTCACAACAAACGAAACAGCATCAGCGAACACATTGGTCAGCTTACCGTTCGCGTCGATACCAGCGACATCACCCTTAGACAGAATAAAGTCGCTGCATTTGACCATGTACTCGGCATAGTCAGCGCCGGAAGCGTTAACAGTTCCTCCAGCGTTGATTGAGCGCAATGTAGTTGCGTCTCGGCCAAACTTGGAAGCTGCGTTTGCAGCATTGGCATTGTATCCAGAAACGCTATAGTAGATTGAACTGGTAGCTCCACCGTTTCCTTGAATTTCAAAAACAACATTTCCTGCATCTACTGCAAGATTCTTGCGAAACGTGTGGTAAGTTCCACTCGTCGGCCCCACCAGCAAATTCCCACTCGCATCGAGCGTCATCTGAACGGTAGTTGGAGTAATGCCACCAGTACCGAACATAATCGGACCAGTTGAACCACTGCTGCGACCAATCCAAACACCACCGGGATATGTTGCGTGGCTGTTTCCGTAGAGAACGGTTGCAGCACCGAAGGATGGGGAACCTTGACCGGCTTGAATTGTAAAACTTCCGGTGTAACTGTTGTCTGCGTTGATAAGCAGATAACGTGTTCCACCAGAAACGCCGGTCATCTGGATGTTTCCGGCAATATCAAGCTTCTGAGCAGGACTAGCAACCCCCACGCCCAACCCCGTAGAATTCAAAGTCATGGCGGTGGAGCCGCCGACGTACCATGTGCTAACGCCGGTGGTGTCGATGTTGTAGCGTTCAACAGTTCCGGTTCGGATTGCTAATCCGCTATCATTTGCTGTAAGCGAAGCCTTCGCAGTTGCTGTTCCATTTGCGCGAAATGAAAGGGTTGCGCCATTGTCAGACGCACGTCCAAATAAGGAAATTGCACCACCATCTGATTTTGCAGTAACCTCCAGCGAATCTCCCTGAATCGCTGACGCCTGATTGATCAGCACTCGATTGCTGGCTGAAACAACTTTCAACGCAGTCGTCGCCACCGTCAGATCGCCGGTGATGGTGGCGGTGCCAGGAACGACGATGTTATTGCCGCTCGGGCCAGTAGCCGTGTACAGCTCCGTGAAGTTCAGATTGCAGTAATCGAACGAAGTGCGAAGCGGAGTTCCCGTTCCGTCGTTCGGTGCTGCGCCGATGTTAATGGTTTGTTTTGCCATGTGAAGTATTGAAGGGTTTTACCGTAGATTAAAATTGAGTCTCGTCCGCCGTTATCGTCGTTACGTCAGCCGTAATGGACGTCAAATCCGCCGTAAGCGGAAATCCGACCGCGCCGCCAGTGGAATCCGAAATACGATTCAAAAGCGCCAACTCAAGCATATCCACCTCCCACGGAGAACGACATCCAGTTGCCGAAACCTCGGCGATAAGCTGAGCAGCTTCGGTACAGGTTATGGATGAGTCGGCCATATTATTAGTCTGCTACAATGAACCACGCCGTTCCATTGCTGATGATCGAAACTTTGGACCAGTGCGTCGTCAAAGAATAAGTTGCCGTTCCGTCAATCGTTTCGGAACCAAACGGATCAACAGTGACATGGTTCGCGCCAGCATTCACGCGCTTCACGAAGAATATCCGCCCATTGGCCGTTGCCGCCGGGGGAAGCGAAACCGTAATCGCTGCCGCTGTTGAATTGGCGATAATCGCGAAATCACTCGAAACGATTGAAGTGGACGCCGTAACCGAGCGAACCGTTCCAAACGAAGCAGCATTCGCCGCAGCCGTTCCAGATCCGTCGGCGATGCGGTTCAGAAGCGCAAGCTTCGCCATATCACGCTCCCACGGTGCGCGACATCCAAGAGGGCTAACCTCGCTTAGCAGCGTTGCCGTTTCAGCGCATGTAATGTCGGCCATACGTTTTTTAGCGTTTCGGTTATCGTGCCATCGGACCAGCGCCGCGCTGCATCACCTCGGCGATGAAACCGCCACCACCAGGAGCAGACCCCCCCTCCATCTCCTCTTCCTCCTCATACTCCTCCTCCTCGCCTCCCTCGGCCATCTTCTTGCCCTTAGACTTCTTCTCGTAACCGGGGATGGCCATACCATCAATCTCAATGACTTCCGCCTTTCCGTTCTTACCAAGAACGATAGTCGCCATCGTCTGGAAAGCCTCGCCTTCCTTCAAATTCTCGGGGATTTCAACGCCTTTGGGAATGGTAAATACCGGCATGAAGCGAGCATCAGACTCATGGCATGTATGTCAATCAAAAACCCCCCACCAGCCTTTCGGGCCGATGAGGGGCTGCTCCAACAACGGAGCTGTGAGACAAACAACCTATGAGATAATCCGGTGGCCACAATCGCCGAAAAGAAAAAACCCGCAAGCATTTTCACGCCTGCGGGTCTTTTGAATGCTTAGCGTCAGATGATCCGCGAAGCGTGAGCGTTTGCAGCGTTAGCTGCAAATGATCTGGGTCAAAGCGCCGGTGCAACGGCGGAAGATGATGGTCATGCCCTGATTCGTAAAAATCGGCTCCGGCGCATGAATGAACTCAGCGTAGTGCTGACCCTTCTTCTCCAGAGGATCGGCGCAATCCACATCGAGCTTGTAGGCACCAGTCACCCACTGCCACTCGCCCATGTAGTTGGTCGGCATCCAGCTCAAATCGCCGACACGGTTCACAGGGCGAACAATGTGCGACTTGAAGACATACGGGGTGACGA